CACCGCTATGGCAACTATCGTAAGGAATTCTAGCACCTCCCTCACAAATATTGGCATGGAAGTTAGATTCTGACTTAATGTTTCCCAGAATCGTTGCCAAAGCATTACGATCAGTAATCTTTGTTTTTTCTTGTAGTTGTTCAAGGACATACTGTTCTGCAAAAGTTCCGTCAGGAAGTTTCCATGTAGGTTCCTTGAACTCTATCACTGGAATGGGAACTTCTATTGATTCCATTTTATTGTAAGTTCCAAGAAATGTTGATCCCGGAATCGAGAACAACAGAGGAACCATCATCAGATTTTTAATCATCCGTGAATTGTGGCAAAGAATAGATTTCGCATTCTTCAGCATCAGGGTCAAGCCATTCGGCAAATTCACACTTGATGGAATAGGCGTCTTCTAGAGATTCTACCAGATCTTTATCGAGATCATACTTACAAAGATGATGTAGTCGATCAACTGCCCATTCATGTGTTAGTTGAAGCGTCTCCATCAGGTCCTTTGGCATAATCCTTACGCATGTAGCGCCCTAGAATATTTGAATTATAGTATGCAGGAATCCCGCTGTCAAGTGACTCAGATAAGACATTGTTTAAGAACAACTGTCTGGTCTCTTCGTAGTTGCAGAATCCCTTTGTAGTATGTAGGCTCAATATTTCTCTTTTAAAAAATGTCTTATTACGTGCTTCCTTAATATCTTCTTTCAGTTCTGGACATGATCCGTAATACCGCTTCCAATCACTCTCCTGTTTGACCTTACGTTTCTTTCCTGGAGGAGTTCGGAACGACCAAAAATACTTTCTTCCAATGTATGATCTACCGTTGAGGAGATTGGTAATTTTATAAACAAAACCAAAGTTATCCCCAACATGAGAGCTATCAAACACTCGTTCCATGTACATCCAAGGATTTTCATAACTCATTTAGATTTAGTATAACTAAATCTTATTTATTCTTATTCTTCTTATTTTCTTTTATACCTTTAATTCTTTTCCATTCATGATACATAGCAGCAAGCATCCAACTACTAGAAAGGTTATGTGGTCCTTTCTCTAATAACTTTACTTGTTCTTTTGTTAGTAGTTTACCTTTTATATCAATAAACTCTTCCTTCCATTCCTGTCTCATAGCTAGCTATATCTTGTCTTTAACCGGAACAAACCTATTCTAGAGAAAAAAAAGAGGTCTGTCAAGACCCCTTGTAATTAATCGCTAGTTGTGCTATATTCAGGACTCTGATGAAAGTTGAACAATCTTCTGAAGATGTTCTTCATCCATTTCGAGCATTACATAATTTGCTTCGTCCATGGTCTCTGCATGACCATTTTCAAGTAAGTAATTTAAGATGATATCGTAAGCGTCATGAGTTTGATTGTTCATTTCTGTTACCTCTTTTTGTTCGTTAATGGTTTGAGCGAGTTCTGGATAGTTTTCCATCCACTCTTTGGTGGTGGATTTTTTAGGTTTATCAAAGTTCAGTTCTTTTCTCATAGATTCTTTATCATAATCCCCATCAGCCATAGATCTACATTTTCTAGGATTCTGATAACAGTACGCACGTACTTTTTTGAATCTTTCATCTCTCTTTTCCTTCGCAATATCTTCCTGACTAGGATCCTTAGGGGCAGTAGCCTTAGGGGCAGTAGTTTTAGGTGGTTCTTGAGAAGATGGGGGTGGAGTTGTGCTTGAAGAATTTCCTTTATTTGTAAGGGAATTAAGACCAGCAGCACCAAGACCTGCTAGACCTGCTGCACCTGCTGCAACTCCGGCAACAGTTCTCTTCTTAATTCTGAAAGGATCCTTACCTGTTGCTTTATCTGCTGCAACTCTTGCCTGATCTGCTTTCTTCTTAACTCTGTAATCTGCTCTTTGTGATCTATTCTGTGACGCCGCTGCTGCTCCAGGAGTTTGTTTCAATGCAGTTCCTGTAGTTGGTACACCTTTATCGTCAGCAGTGCTTTTGATAGATGTTTTAGTTCCAGATCCAGTACTTCTATAAGCACCAGTTTTTCCACCCGAAAGTGCTGCATCAGAAGATGCCTTTCCCATTGGTTTTGGTTTACCCAATCTTCTAGATCTATACGCTGCCCTTACTCTCTTAACACTTGATAGAGGACTTCTCTTAAATGACCTAAGTAAAGTTTTTGCAATTCCTTTAAGAGCATTCTCCATTAATTCAAGTTTATATCCCTCAACATTAAACAAGAGAAGATCTTTTTCCCATTTTGCTAAGTGATCTCCCCACTCTTCTGAAATTTCAATGGGTTCTTCAGTAAAAAACTCAAGAATATTTTCATCATTAACTTCAGATTCAAGAAATCTTAAAATAGCGGCAACGGTATGCTTAACAGTACTCTCTTCTACCAGAGTGTTGACAATATTTAAATAAATTCCTTCAGCAATAGCAAGATCTTCTTCTGTAAGATCTACTTGTGCTAGTTGATTATATCTATCAGAAATCTCATCAAAACTAAAGTACGACATTTTTATACTTCTAACATATCAAATATTTATATTCCATAAAAAAGGAGGTCCGAAGACCTCCTTTCTTAGTATTTAATTTTATATCACTCTGCAGTGATTGATTCGATGATGTTGTTTCTCCACTCTTCGGTCATGTTTGCCATCATTGCAAGTGCTGCTTCTTCGGTCTCGGCATAACCTTCATCGATCAGATGACCCTTGATCAGATCAAACAGATCAACACTATTGTTCATCTTAATCTTTGCATCTTGCTGTGCCTTAGTGACAGTTCCTCTTCCCTTTCCTACAGGTTTTAGAACAGCACCAACTGCCTTGCCGACAGGATTTGTTTTCATAAACTTAGCACCCTTATCAAGTGCTCCCTTTACTGCACCTTGCACATCATATTCTTGGAGATCCTCTCCCTCAAGTTCGTGAGAGTTACCAAGAGTTTTCTTGATCATATCAGATTTATTCTGTTGCTTCTCTTTAATTCTTCCAGCAACCTCAGATGCCTTTTTAGCAACCATACCACCAGCAAGTGTTGTACCAGCAGCCAGACCTGCTCTAAGAATATTTGCAGCACCCTCTTCAACTTCCTCAGCATCTTCAGCAACGACCTCCCCGTCGTGCTCTACATGCTCTGAGTGCTCAACCATAGTAAGGACTTCCAGATCCTCTACAGAAACGTTCTCTACAATGCCGTGCTCGAACTGGACGTTGTAGTGAGATACGAATCCATTCTCATCAGGTACAGCGTGCTGACTAAAGATGGTTTCACCTTCACCATACTCTTCATGGCAGACCTTCTTAGCACAGTTGTGCATTCCTTTATCTTTCTTATCTACGCAATCCTTTTTCTTTTCATAAATTGAATCATAAAGTTCATACAGTTTTTTAGCGTCAGATCCAGTAAGGCGTCCCATGGGTTCTATTGTTATAATTTCTTGATATTTTTATTTATAAAATCAACCTGCCATAGCGAAGTCAGGTCTCAATTTATCATTGAGTTCTTGATTCTTTTTCTTCAATGCTTGTTCTGCTTTCTTTTTCGCTTCTGCTTCTCGTCTTTGTTTTGCCTGTGCATCTGCTTGTGCAGCAGAAGTATTTACATTCGTAGATGCAGGTTTATCTTTTTCAATACCTTGCTCTGCTTCTGCTTGAGATTTAGTTCTCATAGTAGGAGAACTTAAATCAGTTCTGATTTCAAGTCCAGCACCAGGTAATTTTTTAGGATCAATCTCTTTTTTCTTCGCAGTTGATTGAGTTGTACTTGAGTTACTTGATTGAGAAGTATTAGAATTAACGGGTGTAGATGAATTCTTTGCCTGTGCAGCACCAGTTCCAAGTACTGCATTAGTTGTCATTTCAATACCTTTATCAATACCTTTATTGATTACTTTATTTCTCTCTGTTGGTAATTCCAGACGTGCAGAATCAGCTGCAAAACCAGTAGTTGCTTTTATTGTTTTACCGGCAAATCGTTGTGCTTTATTACCTTTGTTTATCAAGTTAGCTACAGCAGGAATTTTACTAACTCCTTTAGATGCAATTCCTCCGGCAGGGATCATACCAAGTGCTTCAATTCCTGCACCTTTGTAATCTCCTTTCTTCAATTTTTTAGCAGTTTGATAAGCAGAATATGCAGAAAGTGCTGCACCACCCAGTTTTAAAGCAGCAGGAATGGCTGCTAAAGGTGCTAATTCCTGAATATCATCACGATCTTTTAGAGCATTATAAGAATCAAATATAAACTGCTTATACGTCTTCATTTCTACAATTACTTTTTCAAGTATTTATAAAAAAAGAGGGTCATTGACCCTCTTGCTTATATGCTTCGTATCCATCGTATTCACCGAACATGTAGGAATCTGATAGTGCTGCCTCTCGGTAGGATTCTAAAACATCTTCAGTTTTTAAACAGTTACATTTACAATTTCCTTTACAGGGAGAACCCTGCGAAAGTATCTTCGGTAACGTCTTGCTTGATTCCTCCAACGATGTAGGATTCGACTTCTGTTTCTTGGGGTGCCACTTGAAGACCTTTAGAAGAGATCCAATGCTCTGTCCAAGGGAGTGGATTGTTCTTTGCAGGAATGTCATAGATTGGTTTAAGTCCGATTGCCTTCATCCTACGATTGGCAATCCATTCTACGTACTGCTGAAGCAGTTTATCATTTAAACCAATCATAGATCCATCTTTGAACAGATATTCTGCCCAAAGTTTTTCTTGATTAACACAGTTTTCGAATGTGCTAATCAACCATTGCTCTTCTTCTTTGAAGATCTGTTGCATCTCTGGATCATCACCCTCTCTCCACTTCTTCAGAATATTCTGAGTGATAGCAAGATGCTGATTCTCATCTCTTGCAATTAAAGAGATGATCTTTGCACTTCCTTCCATAAGTTTGAGCTCGCCAAAAGCAAAGCTACATGCAAAGGATACGTAAAAGCGAATACCTTCAAGAATATTAACGTTTGCAACTGCTCTGAATAGTTTGCGCTTGAGTTCGTATCTTGAGTCCTGTGCATAGGAGATTCCTTCTAATGCGTGTTGCCATTGATTTGAATTATCATATTGATGGGCAGCATTAATGAAGTCATTGTATGCTTCTGTGACGCTCATTGCACGTTCAACGATGCGATCATCGGTGAGGATGTGATCAAACACATCCGAAGGATCTGCGTACACATTCTTGATAATATGTGTATAAGAACGACTGTGGATCATTTCCATGAACCCCCAGACCTCCATACATGCCTCTAGTTCAGGTAATGAACAGTAAGGGATAAAAGCCATCCCAGGACCACGCCCTTGTACACTATCCAGCATGATCTGGTATTTAAGATTGCTGGTAAAAATATGCTTTTGTTCAGGGCGTAGTGTCTGATAGTCCGCACGGTCTTTCTGGAGGGAGACCTCTTCAGGTCTCCAAAAATATCCCAACTGCTGGGTAGTCAATCTATCGAAAACTGGATACTTGTAAGAATCATATCTTTGAATTCCAAGAGGTTTACCAAAGAACATTGGTTGTTTCTTCGTATCTACCTCCTCTGCGTTGAAAACAGTCATCTCAGTGACTGCATGGCGATCGTCGTTGTTAGTTTTAAATCTTACAAGACTCACAATCTTCCTCCTCTGAAAGTTCTAATAGTTGATCCATGAGTGCTTCTGCAGCATCCTTATCTGCAGAATCATCAAGTTCGTCGTTTTTGTTGTCGTAAGTGTTCTGATAATAAGAGGTCTTCCAACCATACTTGTATGTAGTTAGAAGATCTTGTGCCATCACAGACGTAGGCACTTCATTATTTGGATAATGTTCAGGGTTGTAATTCCAGTTACCTGAAATTGCCTGATCAAAGAATTTCTGCATAACAGAAACAATGTTGATATAACCTCTGTTAGAAGTCATATCCCAAAGCAATGTGTAATTGTTCTTCAGGGTAGTATACTGCGGAACAATCTGCTTAAGAGGTCCTTTCTTGGACTTCTTAACGGACAAGTGTCCTCTAGGTGGCTCAATTCCGTTTGTGGCATTTGACACAACGGAACTGCTCTCCGAAGGCATTTGTGCGGACAACGTGCTGTTCCGGACTCCATGTTCGAGAACTTCTGCTCTAAGACCCTCCCAATCATAGTGAAGCTCATTAGGGATAATTTCGTCTACGTCCTTCTTGTATGTATCGATTGGAAGAATTCCACTGCCGTATTTTGTTCGGCTGCTATACTCACAAGCACCCTTCTCTTTAGCAAGATTTACAGTTGCTTTAATTAAATAATATTGGAACGCTTCTGTTAGGTCATGGACCAGACGTACAGCACCTTCATTATCATACTTGACTCCATTCTTTGCTAGGTAATGGGCAAGTCCAATATAACCGATTCCAAGTGACCTGCGTGCTCTTGTTGCAATTTCTGCTGCTCTGACGGGATATTCTTGGAAATCAATAAGTTCATCAAGACCACGAACAGCAAGGTCGCAAAGATCTTGCAGATCTTCCTTATCTCTGGTCTTGCCAATATTAATAGCACTAAGAATGCAAAGCGCAATCTCCCCCTGCTCATCATCAATATGTTGTAGTGGTTTTGTAGGTAAAGTAATCTCTTGACAGAGGTTACTCATTTCAACTTTATCAGTAAAGGATGAGTGAGAATTGCAGTGGTCGATGTTCATGATGTACAAACGACCAGTTTCTGCACGTTCCTTCAGAAGATCCAGAAGAAGCTCCTGGGCAGGAATTGCCTTTTGAGGCACATCTGGGTCACCCTCGTAAGCTCTGTATAGATCATCAAATCCAGGAGTACCAAAAGCATCATACAAACCTGGAACGTCGTGAGGCGAGAACAGTGTGATGTGTCCGTTCGTGATGAATCGCTCGTAGAACAGTTTGCTGATTTGGATTGAGTAGTCCAGTTTTCTGACACGATTATCTTCTGTTCCTTTGTTATTCTTCAGGACCAGGATGTCTTGGATTTCTTGGTGCCAGATTGGGAAGTGGACAGTTGCTGATCCACCTCTAATGCCGTTTTGAGTGCAACATCTGACAGTGCTTTCAAACTTTTTGAGAAATGGTACAACGCCTGTGTGCTGTACTTCTCCGCCTCTGATTTTACTGTTGATGCCACGGATTCTACCCGCGTTGATACCGATTCCCGCCCTTTGTGCAACATATTTACCGATAGCCATATCAGAACTAAAGATGCTATCGAGGGTGTCATCAACATCAACAAGAACACAGCTAGCATATTGTCGAAGTGGAGTTCGCACTCCCGCCATGATAGGTGTGGGAATGTTGATTTTGTGCTTGCTGATTGCGTCGTAGTATCGTTTGACATAATCTAACCGCGTCTCTTTAGGATACTTTGAGAAGATAGTTGCTGAGATCAACAAGTACATAAACTGAGGAGTTTCGTACAGTTCACCAGAACTTCTATCCTGTACAAGATATTTATCTACAACTTGACGCAACCCGGCATATGTAAACAAATAGTCACGACCATGATCAAGCAACCCTTCCAGTTTCGTAAACTCTTCGTCGGTATACAGGTCCAGGATTGCAGGATCATATACTCCACGCTCTACAGCACGTCCTACGTGCTCTCTGAGAGTCGGGAACTCATGCATCCTACCGAAGAGTTGCTTACGCAGTGCAAACAGCAGCAGACGTGCTGCTACGAACTGGTAGTTGGGATGATCTAGATCGATAAGGTCTGATGCAGAACGAATCAGAATTTCTTGAATTTCTGACGTAGCGATTCCATCATAAAATTGAATTCCAGATTTCATCTCCACTTGAGATGCTGAAACTCCTGCAAGATCTTTACAAGCATGTTCCACCATTACGTGGAGTTTATTAAGATCCAGTTTCTCAGTGGATCCGTTTCTCTTAATTACTTTGATCCCGTTGCTCATATTTTTTTCCAATTGTTGAACTTAACTTTTGCTTCCAGACCGGAAAAGGTATTTAATTTTAGCATGGTCTTAACGTCATGTCCAGCAAGAACCATGTCGTTGATGTCTTTCTGATCGACGTTGGTTGGCCAGATAACTACGGTGTCACCTCTATCGATTGCACCTTTGATTCTGTTGACGATTTCTCTATTGCGAGGTTCGTTATCATAAACGTAAATATAATTGCCCCTGCCAAGCGTCCCAAGATCAACGTCGGACCCACACATAGCAATAGAATTTTGGACGAACGTGGAATCGAAGGGTCCTTCAA